AAAAAAAAAAAAACAAACCGGAGGGAAACACCATGAACACATTAAATGAGAAAGCCATCAACATCTTCAAAGCAGTGGTTGCAGAAACCTTGCTTCAAAACACATACGAGGAAGGCTTCCTCTACGGTCAGCTTGAATCATTCTGGAACAACTGCCGTCAGTTCGCTTTCGGATGGACAGAGTTGGCAGAAGAGATCGAACGGCAAGAGCGTTACCTTCTTGATGCTGGTTTCACTCAAGACGAAATCGATGACATTCGCTTCGATGCAGCGTTCGCAGGAATGCTGGACAAAATGAATGTAGCCTGATCGGTAGCACCAGGGTTCGACTCCCTGGCAGGCTGTTGCTCATGGAGCGAAAAAAAGAGAAAGGAGAGAGGGATAATGAATGCAAATGTTAAAGTATTTTATTCACTAATTTGCAAAGACCTGAACGAAGTTATCGATGCAAAAAATAAAATCATCGCCAATACACTTGACGATGAAACTGTTGAGATAAAAATTGAATGTTTACGTGATGTTTGAACTGTAAAATCATTCGGAGATGAGGCTATCGTAGATCGCGTAATAGAGCCATGGTCGATTGTCTGATAGCTGTTGCAGGAGAGTCGCTATTGTTGCTCTCGTTTACTGTGTAGAGCATTGCAGATGCCAAGGTAGCATCAAGTATAAACTCATCTGTATATTTGTGCTTCTTGTTATCTGAGTAGGTAATTGTCAGTGTGATTCGTCCTTTATAATCTGGTTGTATCGATGATGTAAATTTTTGTCCTGGTGCAATCATATTTCCGATGAGTGAGCCGAAGCGGTGTACAGAATTCAATGAATCCAATTCTCCATCTATCTGAATATTATCTATATATGCTGGAGTTTGGCCAAAGTTTTTAAAAACATAGGTACGTTGTTGATTTTTAACTGCATAGGCATCTACATAAACATTAATATAAGGCTTTGCCATATCCTCTGTAGCTTTCTTCGTTTGCCAGAGTGAAATGGTATTAAAAACAAAACCGACAACTGCAATGATTACTGTGATATAGAGTGTCCAAATTTGGACATTATCATTGGTGATTTGTGGCATTAGATCACCTCCCTTCTAGCTTTATTATAGCAGAATTGCGAGGAACAAATAGAAAAATAAGGAGGTAGGAACGTGCAAGGAGAACGTTTAAAAAAATGGCGTGAGACAGAGAAAATGTCTCAAGAGGAACTCGCAGAGAAGTCAAATGTTTCTCGAACAACAATACATCTGATTGAATCAGGTCAGTCGTCAACAGTAAAAATTAGAACACTTCAAAAATTAGCAGTAGTTTTTAATAAGCAAGTAAAAGATTTTTTTTAAAACGAATGTTTAACAAATTAAACAAATTAAAGAAAGGAGAGTAGGATATGAACGAAAAGAAACAAAATAATGATCTCATCAAAGAAATTATTGAGAAACATTTTGAAAATATGGTTGATGATATTTTGGAACACACAGAGACCTACTATGAAGCTTTAGGAGCTATTAGTAGCATCAAAGGAAGCAAGATCCCGAATATGCTTCACTTAGCTGATTGTTTGGGAAAAGCTATCAGAAAGCGTGCTATGCAACAAAAAACACCTAATCATCAAAATTAGGTGCTGGAAGATTACGCATTTGAACGAATGTGTACTACATAATCAAGATTGACTAGATGTCGAAAATCCGTTTCAACTTCTACAAGAACTATATGATTCGCAGTGTCAGAGCAATCATCATATACTTGGAAAAAGTCAATTTTATCACCATTTGAGAAAGTGATTGTGATTGAATCATTCTCATCACTTTCATCAAAACAATCTTTGATGAATTGTTTCATATTCTCATCTCCTTTCTGGCTTTATTATAACAGATAGGAGAATAACAAAAAAGCACCTGACAGAAATCAGGTACTTACTTAAACAATTTAAACCATTATATCACAAAAATGCTTGCCCGCATAGTTGAGAGGATGTAAAAAATGGAAGGTATAACGTTACAATTACGATTGGACGGCGAAAGTGCTGAATTGTTCACGAATCAATTATTGGCTTTTGCTGAAAAGCAGGTCAAGGAGCAGTTAGAGAATGATCGCATGCCAATCAATCAACAAGCTTTGATGAAGAAGTTCGGCTTTACTCATGCCTATATTAAGAAGTTAGAACGTAAAGGATTAAGATTTCGTAAGCAAGGGAAAGATATTATGTACGATGTCAATGATGTTTATGAGATTTTAGAGTTAGAAAAACAAGTACGAAAATTAAGAGCGTAAGGAGAACAAAATGACAGAACCAACTTTATCAAGCCAATTGCTTGGCTTAGCAGTGATTTTCATTGGGATGTCTATCCTAATGGTGCTTACGGCTAAAAATGAAAAATCGGATAAGCAAAATGTAGTGGTCATTATTGAAGAAACAGAAGATTTCAGGGAAGTTGCGCGAAGAAACCTGAGAATGTGTGACAGAAAGTCAACCTATGACACACAACCACCTGTCGGACTTTCTTCAACGATTGAGGACGTGCCTCATAGTTTTAGAGAGTGCATCGAAGATTATGATAGGCTAGCTCAGGACTACCTGGAAGAAGCAGGTAACAATGATCTTCTAAGAAGTCAAAATGCCAACCTCTTAGAAGAAAATGGGCGCTTGCTGTACAAAGAAATGACCATGAATGTTCGCAAGAATCCTAGAAAATGGAGGGCAAAGACATGACTGTTAGTCGCAGTATGAATGAGTTAGAAATTCGTGTCTTAAACATGATTATCAATTGTGCGACCTTCGACTTGCCCATTCAAGCCAGTGAAATTCGTTTAGAAACTGGGCTCTCAAAACGTAAGGTAGAAGAAATCATCGAAAGCCTGCGTGTCAACTTTGGTCATCCTATCGTAGCAAAGAAGACGAAGCCGAACGGCTATTACTTACCACGAAGCGAGGAGGAGCGACAAGCTGGGCTTGCTCCTTACCGTAGACAAATACTAACCGAGCAGAAGAATCTCGCTGCAGTGATGAATGTGGATTTGGAAAAGTATTGGGAGGATAGTGCATGAGTGAAGATTTTAGAATACCCCCTCATGATCTAGTGGCTGAACAATCTGTCCTTGGAGCGGTATTTATCGCACCTGACACAATCATTTCGCTGGCAGATGAATTGGTCCCTGATGATTTTTATAAACCAGCTAACAAGATTGTTTTTAAGACCATGTTGTCTCTCTTTAAAAAAGGGGAACCAATCGATGCTACCACTATGGTGTCAGCTCTTACCAATCAAGGGCAGATCAAAGAAATTGGTGGTTTAAACTATATTGTTGAGTTAGTGAACTCCACACCAACTTCCAAAAACGTGGAGCATTACGCAAAGCTTGTTAGAGAAAAGGCTACGCTTCGAAAAGTAATCGCTGACTTATCCGATTCGCTCTCTATCGCATATCAAGGCGATGTGTCAATTAGCGATCTCATTGCTAAGACAGAAAAGTCCATGCTTGACATCAGCAATCAGAATACAGGCACAGGATTTCGCAATGTGGCTGATATTCTAGATACACATATGCAGATAGTCGAGACTCGCTCGCAGACAGATGGATTCGTGACTGGTCTATCTACTGGATTTGTCGGACTAGATAAGATAACAACAGGCCTTCATGAAGGAAATCTTATCATTCTTGCCGCACGTCCAGCTATGGGTAAGACGGCACTAGCTTTGAACATTGCAAAGCATGTAGCTGTACAGGAACATAAACCTACTGTTATCTTTTCGCTCGAAATGGGAGCGGAAGAATTGATTGAGCGCATAGTGGCATCTGAAGGTATGGTTCCAGGTTATCATCTGAAGACTGGGAATCTTAGTACCGATGAGTGGAAAAGGATTGTACAGGCGCAAAGCAATCTCTATGATACGCCTATTTTCGTGGACGATACTGCTGGGATTCGGATTTCAGAGATACGGTCAAAAGCTAGAAAATTATCTCAAGAAATGGGTAGTCTAGGCATTATCATCATAGATTACTTGCAGTTGATTACTGGTTCAAAAGGTGAGAATCGTCAGCAGATTGTTTCTGAAATTTCAAGGGAATTGAAGATACTAGCAAAGGATTTGAGGGTTCCTGTCATAGCCTTATCGCAGCTGAGTCGGTCAGTTGAGCAGAGACAGGATAAGCGCCCAATGTTATCAGATTTGCGAGAATCAGGCTCGATTGAGCAAGATGCAGATATTGTAGCATTCTTGTATCGTGAGGCCTACTATCAAAAGGAACAAGCAGATAGTCAGGAATCAAATAACGTGACTGAGCTGATCCTGGAAAAGAATCGGCATGGCAGTCTCGGTACAGTGAAGTTGTATTTTCACAAAGAGTACACAAAATTTTCAAGTGTGGAGGAGTAGATGGCAAATTGGTTTGTGAGAATCAATCACAGAAAAGAAAACAAAGATAGTTACTACTCTCAGCAAGTAGAACGAAGGCTCTACTTTGATTTAGAAACTAAGAAGGATGTTTTGACAAAAATCAAAGAAGATTATCCAGAATATTTTTCAGAAAAGATACCTCAAAGAACTTCGAAAGGGGAATTCTTTTTTGTCAATGTTTATGAATTGAGTGAAAATTGGGAAAGTTTTTGGACAGAAAATATTCCGTGTAAATTTTGTGGAGAAAATCCTGTCAATAGAATTGACATAAAGAACAATAATTATAGCGGTTATTATTTTTGTTGTCTAGAACATGAAGAACAATTTTATGAGAACAGGGTCGCTGAAGATAATAGAACATACAAGAATGGGGATATCGTTGGTTTTATCTATAAGATTACCAACAAACAGACTGGTAAGGTCTACATCGGAAAAACTATTAATCATCCTATTTTTCGTTGGTTTCAACACTTTAAAGCGCAATCAGGAAGTTATTTCCATGAAGTGATGAAAAAAAGCGACATCACAGACTGGACATACGAGGTTATCGACAAGTTAAAAGATGGTACAGAAAATGACTTACGGGCGCTAGAAAGTAAATACATATCTGATTATCAAGCAACAGATCCTACATATGGCTACAATACTAAGAGCTAGAAGAAAGGAGCAGAACAATGATTAAAAAAAGTGAAGTCACTGGCTTCTTATCGTTTTTCAAATTTCCAAAGCCATTCATCTATGATGAAAAATATAAGACATTAAGCAATAACGCTAAAATGCTTTATATGCTTCTATTTGATAGGTTAGAACTATCTTTAAAAAATGGCTGGCATGATAAAGAAGGGAATGTATTCCAGTATTACACAAATGAACAGTTGATGATTGACTTAAATTGTAATAGCAATAAGACGATAATCAAAATCAAAAAGGAATTAAAAGATGCTGGTCTAATGACGGAAGTCAGACAGGGAATGAACTTACCGAACCGTATTTATCTCGATGCTCTTAATGGAAGTGTAGAAAGTACATTTCAGGAAGTGCAAAAAGTACACATTGGAAGTGTAGAAAATACACTTTCGGAAGTGCAAAAAGTACACACAATCAAGACTGAGAATACTAATACTGAGAATAACAATAATAAATTGTTGATTTGTAAGGAAGTTATTTCTTATCTAAATTTGAAAGCTAAGAAGAATTTCAAGGTAAATACTGCTAGTCATCAAAAATTTATCAAGGCAAGACTGAAAGAAGGCTATGTCCTTGAAGATTTTAAAAAAGTTGTGGATGTCATGGTCGCTAAGTGGAAAGGTACAGAGTATGAACAGTATCTGCAACCACAAACGCTTTTTGGGAATAAGATGGACAATTATCTAAATCAACCGATGCCAAAACGTTCTACAATTTTAACCAGTACGGTTGACGAAAGGCTAGGGTTTTAGATGAAACAGTTTAAACAATTCAGAACCAGAACAGTTCTTGATGATATCTGTGAAATCCATGGATGCCATCTTTGGTCTGTTAAGATTCCTATCAAGGGCAAGGTTGAGAAAATCAGTCAATGTCCTGAGTGTGAGAAAGAGAATATCCGACGCTTTGAAAAGCAGCTGAATATGGAATCTGAAGTTAAAAGCAAGCTATCAGATACTTACGAGGTCTTTGCTCGCGATAGTATCGTTTCAAGCAAGCTGGACAGCAAGTCACTACATGACTATGAGATTCAGGTTGATATTGATGAAAAGGCTATGAATTTCGTGAAGCGGTTGGAGCGTTGCTATGCGAAAGGTGAGACTGGGAATGCTATCATCACTGGTCCTTCTGGTGTTGGGAAGAGCCATCTTACTTATGGATTGGCTCGGTTTCTCAATGAGCAGTTCAAGTCTTATGATGAACCGAGAAGTGTGCTCTTTGTGTCAGTTGTGACTTTGTTTGATAAAATTCGTGAAAGTTTTGAGTTTGACAATGGTTATTCAGAAGCTAAGATGGTCAAGCTATTGTCTGAGGTTGATTTCCTCTTCTTGGATGACCTTGGGAAAGAGAGTCGCAAAGCTGACTCGAAGCGGAACGAGTGGGCGCATCAGATATTGTTCAAGATCCTGGATAATCGGACGAATACGATTATCAACACGAATCTGTCTAGTGAAGAGATTAAAGAACTTTATTCTGACGATTTTGGGAACGGTGCTCTATCAAGTCGAATTTTTGAAGGAGCAACAGGCAGGTGCTTTGTGTACCCGTCTGGGATGAAGGACAGGAGGTATTGATTATCAAAAAAATGACAGTCTGGGCACTTTTTGATAGTGGGAATGGTTCTTACTTCAAGGGTGCTAACTCTCTGAATAGTTCGGGGGGGGCGAATATTGAAGAGGCTGGGACAAAATTCTCTTGTCTCCAAA